TGTTAGTTAACGCTGCACCAGCAGCTGTGTAGTTTGTTCCTGATACCTCAGCAGTTGTAGTATACGCAGTAGTAGCAGCACCCATTGTTGCTGAACTTGTGTATAAAGCCAGTTTAAAAGAGTTGCCACCAGAAGCAGAAAAGTTATGTGTTGCTTCTAGCAATTCTTTTTTAAAACTAGTTGTTAGTGTTGATGTAATTGCCATTATTTTAACTCCTTCAATATTATTGCTAAATCTTCTGCATCTCCTTGTATCAATTCTTGAATTAAAGATGCCTTATATGATTTTATAGCATTATTCAAGTAAATCAAACACACTCTATAAATTAAATCTTTATAAGCTTTAGCTTGTTCTTTTATATGGGGTTCACTGTCATCAGAATAAGCACATATTTTATCCGTTAATTGCTCTGCCCAAAATTCAGGAGGATGTCCACCAAAGTTGGTTGTTGCTATCTCTACCATTCCTAGTTCTGGAACACCGCCTGGAGTAAGTTTCATTACCATTTTTTTGGCTCTCCAATTCTTGGCCCTAGATGGTTATCATTTCTATCAATTAAAATAGGATCTTTTTCTTTTTCTTCTTCTTGCATTTCTACAGCTTCACTTTTTTTCATAGAAGTCATAAAACTTTTTCCATCTCCCATAACAACCAATGGATCCTGGAGTCTGTGATATCCGTATAGTTTTTCTTCTGCAATTACATTTGTGTCAAGTAATGCACTTGTTTTTGCCACTTCAACTTCAACTCCTAAATGCATGGCTTTGGATAACCAAAACTCACAACAAGCTCTACCGGATTCTGCAAAATGCAAATTACCCTTATAACTAAAGTCTATTCCAAACAATTTTAATGTTGATACTTTGTTCCACAAAGCAAACGCTATGGCATAAGCCACCGTATTGTTTATGTAACAACAATTAAATTCTTTTAATATTTCGTTAATTGGATATTCAACTAAATTCTTACATCTGTCATCTAACATGCATGTGTAGATAGGAGTTTCACCATTTAACAATATTTGTGTTACGCCATCCGTTTGGCCTCCAGCATCTTCCGTATCTAAGAATCTACCCGGAGGGTCCATCATAAACACTCTGTCATGGTATATAACAGATCCAACTCCGTTAATAGCCCAGACTTCATCGAAGTGTGCTCCGTGTGATTTAGCTAAATTATAATCGTGCCAGCTTTTGCCCAGACCTACAATAGCCACGCTTTTACCTTTTAGGCTTTTAATTCTCTCCATATCTCTCTCCTTTTATGTAACTTCGGTTCTAAGTGAATCGTATCTGTATTCGTCTTTTCTCCCTCTGGCTTCAGCCATATTTTTTAATCTTTGAATTTCTTGACCAAATCTTGTTTCATATAAAACTTGAATCTCTGGCTCACCTTTCATGAACGTAGAAGCTTCTATTAAACAACCGTAAAGCAATGCGTTACGAGCATTTTTAGAAACCCAGGTTCCAGTTGTTTGTGAAGTTAAACTGGTTGGTTCATAAAGATAATGTAATTCAATGTTGTAATCTTGATCAGGAACAGGTGAAACTATTAAAGTAGATCCATTATTACTTGCACTAGAAAGATTTTTATCAAAGTCTGCATAATACAAAGGTCTTCCTCTTTCTGAGGTGGCTACTGCATCATTAGAATATTCACGCATGAAACTAGTGTGCTTCTTGTCTAAGTAGTGGTAATCGTTATTGCTATCTATAATAGCTAAAGAAAAACTTAGTTCAAAATCTGTTGGAACTGTAAGATAAGTATTACCAGTTGTTAAATTACCAGTAACATTTTTTCTAAAAAAATCAAATTGAATTAATTCAGAAATTCTTTCTTCAGTATTTATAATCATATCATCTAATGTATTAACAAAAGTTGTTTCTTCGTTTTCTACATAGTTTTGTATGAGTGTTTTTAGTTCAGATAAAGTCATGATGTGATTGTAACTCCTCCAACTGAGCCTGTCATTCCATCTACTTTAAAAATTGACCCAATAATATCCGGGTCCATGGAGTTGCCTTTCTCTATATTGGTGTAAATTACAACAATAAAACCCTGACCAACTCCAAGGTCTTGGCTAGGCCTGGGTTTATACAAAGCCTCTGGATCCATTACATGAGGTAATGGTTTTAATTGAGGGTGTTTAGGTTCAAAACATGTAGGACATGTCTTTAGATCATTCCATTCTTCTCTTAATTCAGAAAGTTTATATTGAAAACCGCATCTATCACAAATGGCTTTTGCATATTTACCAAGTGCATATGCCATAATTATAATCCCATTCTATAAGGAGCAATTCTAAAAGAAGATCTATCTTCATCTTGACTTAAAGCTCTTTCAAATTCTTCTTCATAAACTTCTTTTAAAATTACTACTCTTTCTGGAGCTTTTTTAATTGCTATGTAATATGCAAGTCCGGCTGCAAAACAAGGGTAAAACCTAAAAGGCATGTCCATTGTATTAGTTCCTTTATCAGCATCGTCCATTCTTACAAGCTTATTAAAAACTAATACGTCTGTGCTATTCTCCGGGGCTGGCCATATTTTTAAAACAGGAGTAATACTTTTGTCAAAGAAAAATTGAGACGGCCTAGATTTAGTTGATTTTGTAGGTATGTTTAAATACTCACTCCTACTTACTCTAGACATTTGCAAATCTAAGTTAGTACCATCAGTGTTTCTTCTTATAGAACAATCCAATATATCAATAATATTAGAAGTTAATGTGTAATCATTTTGTGATTCAGTAACAGTTTGGGTAGCTTGTTCTACGGTCCATTGGTTTAATCCTCTGTTAGCCCATTCTGCTAACATTAAGTTAATTGATCTTTTTGCTGTTTTTAAATCGTACCCGGTTCTTAACTCTAATCCACATCTTTCAAATGCTTCTTCTACAAACTCAGCTACGTTTGGTTCAAAATCTGTACTGCTTGATGTTGTCATTTATTTACCTCTTTGTAATATGGCTTTTTTCTTTGCACTTTTATTAAGATCTCCATAATGAAAAACAGGTTTACTTGTTTTAGTATGAGTTTTATTAGTATGCAGTTGTCCATTAGGCATTTTATGATACGATTTTTTCCAGACCGTACCATCTCTTAAATAGTGTTTTGCACCTTTAGCCATTACGAATATTTAGTTTTTTTTCTTCTATTAGACATTACTTTACCACAACCTCTTGCAATTTTTCTTACCTCTCCTCCGTCTTTCTTTTTTAGAAATCCTGACTTCATGTTTGCATAGGCTTTTGGAGTTATAGTAGATTTACTTTTAGTTCTACTTGTACCCGCTTTTTTTCTTTTATTAATATTTTCGTATAAACTCATTTAACATCTCCATCTTTTACGTGCTTGACGTAATCTTGAATTAGGGTTTTTTGCAGCTTTAGGAAACTTCTTCATTTGCCCGGCTGATCTAGCGCAATACGATTTCCGTCTTTTAGCGGCCTTACTGCCTGGTTTTACTTTTTTAGCAGTTACTGCTGTTTGTAATTTAGATCCTGGATTTGCTCTACGATGAGAAGCTACACCTGTTTTAGTCATACCTGCCCCACTTTTAGTAGGGCGGTAATTAGCTTTTTTGCCTTTGGTTGTTTTGGGAATAGACGCTTGTCTTCGATACATTATGCATGAAACACAGTCATCGTTAAGAATGTTGAAACGGTATATTGAATATAAATACCATCAACAAAAAGTACGCCTTCATCTGGTATTACTACATCTCTAGTAGCAGTAGCACTAGCAACTGAACTTAATTTCATAAGACTTGTTCCTGTTGGAGAGTTTTCTAAAAAATTAGTTGTTCCTGCTGTTGCTGTACTTGTTAAATAAATACCTTTTAACCTTGCTCTACCTGCAAAGATAACATCAGATGCTGAAGCATTAACTCCGGCACTTACATTACCAGCTGGATTACCAACTGCTGAAATACCAGATATTGTTAAGAAATATTTGGATCCAGTAGCGGTTCCTGCATTAGCACCTGTAATCGATTCTGTTTGAGAATCCCCATCAACATCGGTTCCAGTAACTGTAAATGATTTAGCTGAATCGTCACCAGCTGAGAGAATCGTTACAATCCTCCCGTGGCTTAGTGCAACCGCACCGCCAGAAGCCAACGCGCCACCTATTACAAGTGCTGCGTTATTTCCTACCGCTGCTGCTACCGATATACCATCAGCATCTAGAGCAACTGTGTCAGCAGTTATAGTGACTGCTTTGACATCTGATATAGCCATTATTTACTCCTTACTCGAATGGAGTTGCTAAAGTACCATCCCCGTGTAGGAATGCTTCACAATGCCATACTGCTGCTGTTGTAGCGTATAAACGGATTACTCCACCTACTAACCAACCTTGTGCTGCTGATCCCAAATCAATGGTATCGTCATTACTGGCATCGGGTATAAAGGTATTGGTGTCTCCGGCTGTTGCTGGATCAAATAATTGAGCAAAACCAGAAAATAAATCACTGGTGTTATCTGTATTAATTTGTCCTGCACCTGTAAAAGTTGTACCAACTATGAAAGTGTAGTTTAAACCTGCTGCTGCTGTAGGTAGTGTAACCACAATACCTGCCGCTCTATTTAAAGTATAAACAGTACCTGAATCAGTTGATTCTACGCTTTTTGTTGCTGTTGTGATGCTACTAATATTGGAATAAGCAGAAACATATCCTGTTGTAGTTATATTACCGCTTGAGTCAACGTCAAGATTTGTGGTTACTGCACCAGTTGATGCTGTTACCGTGATTTGTTCAAAACCACCTTCGGACCTGACTGGTCCACTAAATGTCGAATTCGCCATAATCTTTTCTCCTGAAAAAATAAGTCTTATCGTCTCGGCTTGTCTGCTAGGTCAGTCGATAAAACAAATATAATTATCCTAGTCCTTTTGATTGTATACCAGATATGACCAAAAACAAAACAAAAAAAAGGGAGCCGAAGCTCCCTTTCCTTTTTTAGAACTTACGCTCCTTGAGATGCAAAGACTGCTCTTGGATTTGACCATCCGAATGAGTATCTTTCTCTAGCTTTGAATCTGACGTTGCCAGTATCAAAGTCACCTTCCATAGAAGTTGAAAGAGCAGATCTCTCGAAGTGTTTAAATCCATCAGGACAATCTGTCATCAAGAACCACGCATCGTTATCTGTTAAGAAATGGTTAACTGAATAACCTTCTGGGACCATGCCCATGTTCTTAATAGCATTGATGTCGTTGTCAGACGTACTAACTCTTCCCGGTGTTTGAAGCAATCTATCTGCCACAAATTGTAATTGTGGTGGAATGATTAGTTTCTTACCTTGAAGGGCAAGAATCATGCTTTTATCATCGGTAAAAGTTGATACAGAAATCAACGCATCTTCTAACGAAGTCTCATTTAAGTCAGAGTAAGTGCTAGGCCTGTTGCTTAAAGTACCGCCACCCGCTAAAGGATGAGCTGTACTTACAAGAGCAACACCATCTCCACCAGTAAAACTGGATGAGAAAGCATTGTTCAAAACAGCAGCTGCTTTTACTTGCTTAGTATGAGCCATAGATCTTGCTAACGCCTTGGTGTATCTAGCACCTAGACGATCATAAAGATTGTCTTCTATTGCTTCTTCAGTAAGAGCAAAAGCTAACGCAATAGTCTCGTGCGAATACCTTGAAGTAAAGCCTTCGGAAGCTGAATCAAATTCAACTGAGTTTCCTTCGCCTTTTACTTTAGCATTACCAAAACCAACAATCAGTGTTTCTTCTTCAAAAGCTCTGTCCGAAGACTCAGTTTCAAAGATTTCAGCATGTTCGTTTTCGTAGCGGTCGTACTCCATTCCAAATAAAGCGTTTAGACCTGGTTCTAGCTCTTTTGCTAGTTGTGATCGATTAATCGCCATTATTATACTCCTACCAATTGAGCATAAGTATGCTCGTTAATTTTAACAATCATGTTGACGTATGTAGAAAGACTTCCAGTACCTAGAGCGTTATTCTCTGGGTCATTGGAAAATCCAATAATTCTACATTGAGCTGTACCTGTTGCCATAGTGCCACTGAGATCTACCTTAGATCTACCAGTGGTTGTACTACCAGCAGTGTAAACAATATCAGCGTTTAAACCGATAACTGTTTGTACCACACTACCTGTAGCTGCACTTTGAACTTCAAATAAAGCATTAGGATCGTCAACCACGAAAGCCACCGCATCGGATGAAGCAGTTGTTGTCGGCCAGTAAGATGAGTATTGCACATCTCCGGCTGAATCAGTGTACTGACATCCTTGAAAGACTCCCAATAGTAAATCACCAGCAGCTGCGACTGCAATGCCGCCTGTACTGATCATTTTAACTGGATCGCCTGTAAAAATACTTCCGGTTGTTCCTGTAAGGATATCATACTCAGTAGTACCAGTGCTGTTAACATTGCTTCCGAGTTTTCCTATAGGTCTTAAACCGAATTTAGCATTTGTATTTGCCATAATAGTTTCCTAGTTAATTTTTATATTTAGAAGTGATTATTTACCACTTCCACCAAAAGTAACCTTTGATGACATTTTACTTGAAATTGGCATCGAAGGATTCTCTTCACGCATTAGGTCGTTTTCCACAGCAGTCATTTGGTTTTGGGTTTGTTTTTCAAAGAAATTATTTCTTTGATCTGCGATATCTTTATCAATTTTGCACAATATCAATCCACCCACTCCTATAACTCCAGCGTGTCGACCGTCATCGACTGTAGGTAAATCATGAAATCCTGGGAGCTCGTCTGGTCTTACTGGGACGAATCCTTCACGAAATCTTTTTGAGACATTCGTTTTGTCATCTTGTCCTAATACAGACTCTCTAATCCAACGATAAGTTATACCTTGGGATTCAGCTAATTCTACAGCTTCGTCCGGGAGTTCTAAAGCAGAAGGCATTTTCCAAACTTTTGGCCTATTGTCCTTTTCTCTAGTGTCAGCACTTCTTGAAGCCCTAACATCTTTATCATCAACTACGTTCTCTTTTACTTCTGTCATGATCTTTCTAACCTCGCTTTTTGTATTGCGTAATCTTTAAATGACACTCCAAGCCTCTTAGCTAATGCTTGTTCGCTCGGTGTCAATTCGATACGATTTTGTTTGCGTCCTGTCGATGTATTGCGTGTTGCTGAAGCGACTGTCTGGACGGGTTTATTGTCCGCTTCCACGTTAAACTTATGAGGCAATTCTTTTTGCACTCTGTTATTCAATTCAGTGTAATACTCATCAGACTCAGTGTCAAAGCCTTCATTTTCTAACTGCCCATGAACAGCAAAAGCAACTGATGTTGCAACTTGATCTTTTCCAAACCAAGTGTTTTGTTGAGCCCATGTACGAGCTTTGTTTGATGGCTCTTCATACTCTGGTTGAATAGGATTTTGAGATTGATACTCTTGTT